GGACGAAGTTCTCTATAAGATTCGAAGTAAGCAATCCATAGGGCTACCGCCCGCCAACAATCGGCGCAAAGAGGTGACATTCAGTGAGCATGAGACAACTGAAAGCTCTGCTCAAGCAAGGACAGACGCGAGAGGCGCTTGAGCAGATCCGCGACGACCTCGCCGATCGACTCGAGACAGTGGGCATGACGCCGAACGAGCGCGTGTCCACGATCAAGTGCCTCATCCTGGTGCAGGAGAAGATCGGGGTCGTCGCCCCCGGCGCGACCGCTCCGACGTCGTCCGACGACGACGCCGTGGCGCCGAACGTCGTGATGATGAATCGAGACAGGCGACGGTCGTCGTGAGCCATGACGTCCGCCAGCCGTGGACGGACGCCGCCGGCAAGCGGATCGGCGCTCAGCGCCCCCGCATCTTCGTGCCGGCCCCGGGCGAGCGGTCGGCCGGCGAGGACGTGATCGCGCTGGGGAAGGCGTTCGACTTGGCGCCGGCCGACTGGCAGGCGTGGTTCCTCACCGAGGCGCAGCGGGAGCTCGACGACGGCACCTGGTCCGCTCAGACCGTCGGACTCGTCGTGCCCCGGCAGAACGGCAAGACGCTGCTCGTCACGCTGCGCCTGTTGGCCGGCATCATGCTGTGGGACGAGAAGCTGATCGTGTACTCGGCCCACCTGTTCGACACCGCGGTGGAGACGTACAAGGCGCTGTGCGCCATGCTGGCGCGTGGCAACCCCAAGAGGACGGACCCGAGCGAGCCGAACTACTCGCCCCAGATCGCCGCGTGGCTGAAGACGGTCGGCGGCTACAAGGAACTCAATCACCACGGCAATGAGTCGATCTTGTTCGGCAACGGGTCCCGGATCAAGTTCGTCGCTCGGTCGATGGGTAAGGGTCGAGGCTTCAGCGGGGACACGGTCGTGTTCGACGAGGCCGGCTACAAGATTGAGCAGAGCATCCTCGGCGCCCTGCTGCCGGCGCTCTCGGCCCGCAAGAATCCGCAGGTCTGGTACCTGTCAAGCTCCGGGAACTACGGCTCAGACGTGTTGCTGAACATCCGCCGTGGCGCGCTCTCGGGCGCCCAGGACGTGTGCTACGCCGAGTGGTCGGTGCCCCAGCGCTTCGACGACCCGAAGGCGCCTCGGATCGACAAGCACGACGTCGACTACTGGTACTACGCCAATCCGTCGCTCGGCATCTGGCTTGGTGAGCGATTCATCCGCAACACGGAACTCACCAGCCTGGACGACGAGCAGTTCCTGCGCGAGCGACTCGGCGTGTGGGACGAGGCGCCGGACGTCGATCGACCGATCGACCTCGCCATGTGGCAACACGCGGACAAGGGCGGCAGCTTGCGGATCTCGCGCGTCTCGTGCCTGGCGATCGACGTCAGCCGCAACCGCAAGACGGCGTGTCTCGTCGAGGTCGGGCCGGCCGGTGGCATGGCATTGGCCGGCCACGTGGTCGAGCACTCGACGAACAGCCGCGCTTTCGTCTCCCTGGCCGCCCGGTACGCGCGCAAGCACAACGTGCCGGTCGTCGTGCCGGCGTACGGTCCCGCGCAGCCGTACATCGCACGTCTTCGTGCCGCCGGCGCGGAGGTTGAGGAGCTGCCCGGAGGCAAGGCACCAGCCGCGTGCGCTGTGCTCGCCGACCTGGTGATGGACGGCGACCTGCACCACGCCGGACAGGAAGTGCTCGATGAAGCCGTGCACAACTCGCTGAAGAGGTGGGTCGGTGACGCGTGGGTATTCGACAGGCGAACCGATGAGACGGACGTAACGGCACTGTGGGCGCTCGCCGCCGGCGTCTGGTATCTCGACAAGATTGACTCGGACGACGACACGAAGATAATCACGGAGGACAACGTTGGAATCTCAGCTTAAGCGATCTCGCGAAGAGAGCGCGACACTCGGAATGCAGGCGATCGGCTTGATGCTGTTACTTGTGGCAATATGGCTACTGGTGGGCTTTCCGTGGACGCTGCTCACTCTCGGATTCGTCATGTTCGCCGGCCCCGAGTTCCGCGCCGTGTTCACGCCTCGAGAGGAGGCGGCCTCAGATGACGACTGGTGACCGCCCCGACGAGATTCTGTGCGACAAGTGCGGCAAGCCCGTCCGGGTGAAGCCGAGCGGCCGCATCCCCAAGCGTCACACGAACGGCTGCCCGACCGATTCAGTGGTCGAGGCGCGTGTCGTGGACGAGCCGGACGTCGAGCCGGACGTCGAGCCGGTGGACGAGCCGGTGGACGAGCCGGTGGACGAGCCGGTGGACGAGCCTGAGACCGCGCCGGCCACGCCGACCGCGCCGACCGCGCCGTCCGCGCCGTCCGCGCCGGCCGGCCGGCTCCGCCAGATCAGCCCGTACGTGTGGGTGGACGACGCCGGCCGCCGATTCGATGGCGAGGGGCGACAGCTGTGACGCTCTTCCAGCCCCGGCGTGAGGTGCGATCCGGCGTGCTGTTGTCCCCGAGCCTCATGCAGGGACTGACACGGCATCCCCGGTACGGCACCCCGCTGCGCGCCGGTCGGCTGTCGGCGGACGTCGAGAACATGCGCCGGCACTCGGCCGTCTTCGCCTGCCGCGACCTGATCTCTCGCATGATCTCGACCCTGCCGATTCACGAGTACCGGCGTGAGTCTCGGTCCCCCAACGGCAGCCCCGGCCGGCTCGTGCCGGTTGACGACCCCGCGTTGTGGCTCGAGAACGTCGACGGTCGCTCGCGCATGTTCCACGACTTCGCGTATGCTGTCATCGACTCGACGCTCTCGCGCGGTATGGGATTCGCTCGTGTGGCGAGTACGGACCGGCGAGGCTGGCCAGACGCCCTCATCGACGTCGACCCGACCGCCGTCACGGTCACTGAGAGGCGTACTCGGTCGATGAACTCGACGCTCGGCGCCGAGGAGTGGCAGCTGTACGGCAGGCCCGTCGAGCTGTGGCCGGCCGGGCCGTTGTGGGTGATGCACGGCTACCCCGTGGCCGGCATGCCGTTCTCGATCTCGCCTCTGACGTACGCGTCGCTCGCTGTGGAGATCGGGCTCAACGCGCAAGACTTCGGCGCGCAGTTCTTCCGCGACGGCGGCATTCCCAAGGCAGTGCTCGAGAATGAAGCGGAAGTGACGCCTCGAGCTCGCGAGAAGGTGCTCGACATCTGGGAAGAGGAGACGACCGGTAACCGTCGCGTGCGTGCGCTCTCCAACGGCTGGACGTTCAAGCAGATCACCATCAACCCGGACGAGAGTCAGTTCCTTCAGACGATCTCCGCGACCATCCCCGATATTGCTCGCATGTTCGGCGTTGATCCCCGAGACATCGGCTCTGCCGTGTCAGGCGGCGGCACGTTGACGTACCAGAATCCTGAGCTCGATCAGCTGCGCCTGCTCGTCAGGACCCTTGGTCCATGGCTCATTCGTCTTGAGAAAGCGCTGTCCGCGCTTCGACCCCGAGGTCGCGTGCTTCGCTTCAATGTCGACGCGCTGCTGCGAGTTGACACGATCACGCGCCACAAGGCCTACGAGTCGGCGATCCGTAATGGCTGGCTCAACGTCAACGAGGTTCGACTGCTCGAGGACAGGCCGGAGATCGGCGAGCAAGGCGATCGCTACCTCTGGCCCCCATTGCGACAGCAGCTCGACACGGCCGAGACGGCCGCAGACGAGGAGACACCAGACGATGTGCCCGAACCGAACGGGAGCGAGGTTGTCGGAGACGATGCGGCAGCAGAATGACGCTAGGATGATCGAGGAGGTGTCTGATGCCCACTGACTGCCGCAACCTGCCCGAGCCGCTGCTGAAGCGTCTGATGGACGCAGGCGCCGACCTGTCGACCCGTACTGCCGGCTTCGATGTCAACCGAGGCTCGAGGATTCTCGAGCAGCGAGTCATCAAGCGAGACGACGCCAGCCTCATGCTTGAGCGTCGTCAGACGGACGACGGCACTGATCAGCCCGTCATTCGCGGTTACGCCAGCGTCTGGGGCTTCGAGTACGACTTGTACGGCGGCCCCGACATGGGTGGTTGGACGGAGTCTGTTGAGGCCGGCGCCGCGACCAAGAGTATTGACGAGAACGACAACGTGCGCATGCTGTTCGATCACGCCGGCCTGCCGCTCGGTGCGACACGCGCCGGCACCTTGTCGCTTGAGGACGACTCGATTGGGCTGCTCAACGAGACGATGCCGGACACTCGGTCGCAGTACTCGATGGAGATCGTGAACCGAATCGACCGCGGCGAGCTTGATGCCATGTCGTTCGCGTTTCAGGTGACTCGTCAGGAATGGAATGAGAACTTCACGCGCCGTTTCATCCGCGAGGTTCGCCTATTCGACGTGTCGGTCGTGAACTACCCGGCGAATCCCGCGACTGTGGTGGGGCTCGGTGCCGGCTACAAGAAGGGCAAGGACAAGAAGCGCGGTATGGGCCTGTCACTGGCTACTGCGTCAATCGACTCGCTCACCGTATGATTGATTGAGCACGAGCCGCACGAACGCCGCGCGTCGCGCCGATAGCTATCGCACCGCAGCTATCACCCGACGTTGCACCTTCGATCGCACTCAGGCTGTCTCATGACAATCTCAGTTCGATAGGAGATCACTATGTTCACGCTGAAAGAGCTGCGGAGCCGCCTCCGGCAGATTCTGGACGAGCGTTCGGCTGCGGTTGCCGAGATGCGGTCGCTCGTGGACGGCGTTCAGTCGCGCGGCGAGAGCGAGCTGTCGGGCACAGACCTCGAGAAGTTCAACGAGGCTCGCGCCGCAGTCGACAAGCTCGATGAGGACCGCAAGCAGGTCGAGGAGCGCATCGCTCAGCTGGAGCGCGTCCAGGAAGCCGATGACGAGCAGCGCGAGTTCGTTGATCGACTCGGTGAGGACGTCGTGCACGAGCGGCGTCAGGCCGGCGCAAGCGTGTCCGAGCCCGACATCTACCGCAAGGGCGGGTCGCACTCGTTCTTCGCCGACCTGCGCAACATGACGCGCAACCCGAACGCCGCCGACCGCATCAACCGTCACATGGGCTACGAGCTCGGCCGGCGAGGCGGCTCGCACCCGGAGGCCCGGGCGGCCAACGACTCGAGTGACTTCAACTCGATCGTGACTCCGCAGTACTTGGTCAACGAGTTCGCGCCGATCGCTCGTGAGGGCATGCCGTTCGGGCTGGCTATCGGTGCGTCTGACCTGCCGCCGGTCGGTCTGACCGTCACGCTGCCCCGGGCCCAGACCGGCACGCTGGTGGGCTCCCAGACGACAGAGAACACGGCCGTCTCGAGCCGGACCTACACGACCGACGACCTCGAGATCCCGGTCATCACGATCGCCGGCTACAACGACCTCTCGCGTCAGTCGATCGACCGCGGTGCCGGTGCCGGCGCTGACTCGATCATCATGGAGGATCTGGTCGGGACGTACTCCGAGGAGCTCGACCGGCAGCTGTGGAACGGTTCGGGGGCGAACAACGAGCACTATGGCATCCTGAGCACGACCGGCATCTCGACCATCACGGTCTCGGACGCCGGTGCCATCACGCAGATGCGTCAGATCATCTCGGCGCTCGGCACGCTGCGGACCAACCGCAAGCGGGGCGCTCAGGTCGTCTTCATGCACCCGCGTCGGTGGGCGTACATGCTGCAGGCTGTCGACGGCAGCGACCGGCCGGTCGTCACCCCGACCGCCAACGGGCCCTTCAACACCTTCGGTCGGGTGCAGCCCGGGCAAGACTTCGAGAGCAACATCGCCGGCTTTATCCACAACACGCCGGTCATCCTCGACGCCAACATGCCGATCACGCTCTCGTACGACGAGACGCAGGGATCGACAACCGATCCGGTCGTGATCACGCGGACGTCCGATCTGCGCCTGTGGACTGAGTCGGCTGTCCCCAACATGATCGAGGTGCAGCCGGACGCCAAGAACCTCACGGTGACCGTCGTCGCCTGGGGCTACAGCGCCTTCACGGCCGGCCGGTACACCACGGCCACCTTGGTGCTCGCCGGCTCCGGTCTCACCACGCCGCCCGAGGTCGGCTGAAGTCTTCCCACCAGCAGCACCGGTAGCGCGCCCGGTGCTGCTGGTGGGAACCACGTGTAGGCCGTACTGACGTTGGTGTAAGGTTTCCGTCATGCCTGCACTACTCATCGAAGGCGCCGACCTCGTCGGCAAGTCGACAGCGATACGAGATCTTAGCTCGAGCGATCAGCGCAAGCGCTATGAAGCAGCGGCGGATGTCTCGGTTCGGGATGTTCGCGTGATGTCGCGCGGCCCGTTCCCGAAAGAGCCTGGGTATTGGGGTCTGTACGACGAGTACGTCACGCCGATCTGGTCGGACGTCCACTCGTGGCGCCGTCACTACTGGCTCATGGATCGCTGGCACCTGGGCGAGTTCGTCTATCCCCCCATCGTCGGGCGGGAGTCTCAATACTCTGACTGGGATGATCTTGTCGGTCTTGACAAAGAGATCAGTCAAGCGTGCGGCCCCGTCAAGGTCGTGATGTACGCGAACGACCCCGACATTCTCTGTGATCGCTATGATCGTCGCGGCGATTCTCTGCTGACTGAAGATCAGATCATTGACGCGAACGACGCGTATGTGTCCTTGCTCCCCGATCTTCGTCGTCTAGGGTGGCGTGACATCGCAATCGACGGCATGTCGCAACACGAGATCATCTCAAAGTTGTTCGACATCTGGATGCTCGGAACAAACCTGTGGAGCGCAGAATGATGACGCGTCATCGGTTGACGAGCATGTCGAGTGAGTACAAGTCGCTCGTCGCCTTTGTCCGTGACAAAGGCGTCCGTGTGTCGCCCCGTGGCGTTCCGACGCGGGAGATCGAGCGCGCGTCGTTCGTTCTCGAGAGTCCTCAGCGCGCGCTGCTGGTGCCAGATGTCGGTCGTCGCCTCAACGTGAAGATAGCGGCGACCGAAGCGGCTCATCTTGTCGCCGGCGTGAGCAGTCTGTATCAGCTCGATGCGGCGTCCAACGGTCGTTTCTCGCAGTTCTCGGACGATGGTGTCACGCTTCAGGGCGCGTACGGCCCTCGAATCTCGTCTCAGATGCTGAGCGTCGTCGAACGACTCAAGGCGGACCCTGACACCCGCCAGGCGGTCGCGCTGGTGTGGCGGCCGTGGGACGCGATGGGACCGCCGTCCAAGGACGTGCCGTGCACGGTCTACTTTCGGTTCTCAATCCGCGACAATCACCTGTGCCTCGACGCTCACATGAGGTCGAGCGACGTCTGGCTCGGTGTGCCGTACGACGTCTTCATGTTCACCCGCTTGCAGCTGGCGGTTGCCGGCTATCTCGGCTTGCCACCCGGTCGGTACGCGCACCGCGCCGACTCCCTGCATCTGTACGAGAAGGACATCGAGGCCGCTGAGCGCCTCAAGACCGTCGAGGACGACACGCCCCTGCCTGTCATCGACTCGATGACGTTCTCCGGCGAGAGGGGCGTCTGGTCGTCCTACACGCAGTCGGCGCTCGACGCCGTCCGCCACATTGGCCGGCCGACGTGGTTCCATGATCACGTTCCGTTCCTTCACCGTGACGAGCTCTTTGACCCCTACACGCGCTACTTCGTGAGGTACACGTGAGCGACGACAAGCTCGAGATCGTCCCGACCTACATCGCCAACGTGTCGCCGGGTCGGGTGAGCGCTGAGTACTCGCGCTCGCTGCACGAGCTCCGTGCGTTCGACGTGTCCAGCGGGATCGACGCGCTGGCCGGCGTGCTCGAGGCGCGGAGCGGCGCGCAGATCAGCAAGAGTCGCAACGACTTGGCGGCCGCGTTCCTGCGCGAGTCCGAGAACAACGGCGCGGAATGGCTGCTGTTCCTCGACAGCGACATGGTGTTTCCCCACGACGTGATCGTCCGCCTGCAGATGGCGGCCCATCACGTGAATGCTGACGTGGTCGGCGGCCTGTGCGTCATGGTCACGGGCAACGGCGCCATCCCCACGATCTATCAGTACGACCATGTTCCGGGGTCAACCGGATTCACGCGCGTTCAGCTCGACTATGTCGAGAACTCGCTCGTGCAGGTCGCCGGCACCGGCACAGCGTGTCTCATGATCCACAAGCGCGTGCTTGAGCGCATGCGTGACGAGGCCGGTCACGACTACGGCTGGTTCTCGGAGCGAGTCGTGAACGTCGACGGTTCTGACGGGAGTGTCGCGCACTGGGTGAGTGAGGATCTCGCGTTCTGCCACCAGGTGAATCAGCTCGGTTTCCGTGTCTTCGTCGACACGACGACCAAGATCGGTCACGACAAGAACGGCCGCATCTGGTGGCCGAGCGACATCGGCGACCGGACCGGTCAGCGGCCCCGCCTGACGGCCGTGATCCCGATGAAAGACAAGATGCACCTCACCGACCGGCTGCTCGAGCAGTTGGTCGCGTCGCCCTACGACGAGATCGTCGTCGTGGACAACGGGTCAGTCGAGGATGTGACGGCTGAACGGCTCGACTGGTGGCAGGAACACCACAACGTCACCGTGCTCGCGGCCCCAGGCGCCGGCATTCATCACATGTGGAACATGGGCGCCGAGCACTTGATCGAGACACACGGTCCTCGAACTCGTATTGCATTCCTGAACAATGACCTCGAGGTGTGCCCCGACTTCCTTGCGATTCTGAGTCACGCCATAGACGATCATCCCGAGTACTTCCTCGTCAGCGGAAACTACGACGGCCGTGGCGGGGAGACCGCGATACTTGAGAAGACAGACATCTGCGGTAACCGCTATGACGGCACGGGCGGAATCGCCGGCTTCGCCTTCATGCTGAAGGGCGAGTACATGGTCGGTGGGTACCGTTTCCCTCAGGATATGACGTGGTGGTACGGCGACAACGACCTCGTGCTGTCGCTGCTGCACACGCGCGTGCGGAGCGGCAGCAACGGCTACCGCAGCGGCATCGTCCTCGCCGCCACGTGCCAGCACGTCGATGTGACTGGCAAGGGACCGGGCGGTGCAACCGTCGATTGCGACTGGTTTGGTGATCGTGAACGAGCCGAGATCCTGCGTCTTGATACCGAATCATTCCGTCGTAAGTGGAGCCCGTTCGTAGAGGAGATTCGCAGTGGCGCTCACGGACCTGCTGACGCTAGCTGAAGCAAAGCTGGCGCTTGACATCGATTCCGAAGACACAAGCCAAGACGTATCGCTGCAGTATTACGTCACGGCGGCGTCCAGGACGCTCGACGGCATGGAGCATGCCGGCCCCATCGTGCAGCGAACGGTCGAGGACGAGAGGATTCTCCACCGCAACGTGTCGGGGCATCGGCTGACCCGAGTGCGCACTCGCCTCGCCCCCGTCGTTTCGTTCTCAAGCGTTGTGGAGTGGCGCGACGGCGAGCAGACCGTGTGCTCTGAGGAGCTGTCGACCACGGCGCCCCCGAACGAGGGCTATCTGGCCTACCGGTGGCAGAACGAGTCGCACCTGTACTCAGGCCGCCTCGAGCGCCGCGTGGCCGGCATCACGACCGTGTGGGACGGCGACGTTGTCGTGACGTACGTGGCCGGCCGGTTCGCTGACACCGCCTCGGTGCCCGATCTGTGGAAGCGAGCCTGCTCGTACGTGCTCGACAACATGTGGCGCGATCGTGAGCCGGGGACTGAGCAGCTGGGCGAGTATACGGTGCCGCGCAGCAGCTTCCCGACGTTCGCCATCCCCAACATCGTCCCCATGATGCTTGCGGACGAATGGCAAGGCCCGTCCGGCGTGAGCTAGTGAGATGATGCCGGCATGGCTATTGGGCTTCCCGCAGCGACTCGTAACGCTGCAGCAGACGCTGTTGTCGATCTCGCCGACGCCGGATCTGGAGCCGCGTACATCGAGCTCCGGTCTGGCAGCAAGCCCGCGACCCCTGGGGATACGGCAACCGGTACTCTCCTTGTGACGTTCACGCTGAATGATCCTGCGTTCGGAAACGCCGGCGCGTCTGCGGCCGGCCGAGCGGACCTGTCCCTCAGCCCGGCTATCAGCGCAACCGGAGCCGCATCCGGAGACGTTGGATGGTTCCGTCTCTACGACAGCGACGACAATGTCATCATGGACGGAACAGTGTCCGCCACGGGCGGAGGAGGAGATCTCACCATGTCCACAGTCACCGTCAGCTCGGGGCTTGACGTCAATCTGACGTCGGGGTCGGTGACAATGCCTGAAGGCGGCTAGTCGTGGCCGCTGTCCTCTACGTCTACGCCGGGGCGTCGCCGACCGCGCAGGACGACGAGTGGACCGCGCACTTCGTGGCGGCTGGGTACACGGTCACCGAGCAGGCGAAGGCGACATGGGACGCCAGCCCGGACGCCTCGGCGTATGACGCGGTGTGGTTCGCGTTCGGTGCGTGCACCGTCGCGGACCTCGACTTCACCGGCCTGGCCGTCGTGTCGGACAACGCGGGCGGCGACGTCTTCGGATTCATCACCGTCACCAGCACCGGCACCAACACATCCGGTGGCTCTGCGACTGCTACGGGCTGCCCAGCGGCGATCGCGGCCGTGTCCCCCACGACGGGGGGAGACACTTGGTACGTGTCGGGCACCGACATGCAAGAGACGCGTGACGCCAGAACAGTCACCGGGTTCCAGGGGTGTTGGGGACGGAACAGCACCAGGTACCGGGTCGGCATCATTGACTCCTCGGCGTCGTTCGACGGGCCGCGGGCGTTCATCGTGCAGGACGCCTCCCCGGGAGACGTTCCGACGACCGGCTACATGGACCTCGCGATCGCGGTGTTCGAGCACTACGGCGTGTCGGGGTCGTCGTCTACCGACTCGTCATTGGCGGCCGAGCTGCCGACAATCGAGTCGTCATTCGAGACGACGTCGGAGTCCGATGCGTCTCTGGCAGCCACGCTACCGGCGATCGAGTCGTCATTCGAGACTACTGGCTCCGCAACATCAACCGTGCTGGTGGCTGAGCTGCCGGCGATCGAGTCGTCATTCGAGACGACGTCGGAGTTCGATGCGTCTCTGGCGGCCGAGCTGCCGGCGATCGAGTCGTCATTCGAGACGACGTCGAAGTCCGACTCGTCATTGGCGGCCGAACTGCCGGCGATTGAGTCGTCATTCGAGACTACTGGCTCCGCAACATCAACCGTGCTGGCGGCCGAGCTGCCGGCGCTTGAAGTCTCGTTCGAGACGACGTCGGAGTCCGACTCGTCATTGGTGGCCGCGCTACCGGCGATTGAGTCGTCATTCGAGACTACTGGCTCCGCAACATCAACCGTGCTGGCGGCCGAGCTGCCGGCGCTTGAAGTCTCGTTCGAGACGACGTCGGAGTCCGGCTCGTCCTTTGCCGCTACGCTGCCGGCGCTTGAAGTCTCGTTCGACACAGGGTCGTCTATTGACGCTGTAGCGTCTGGCGTCCTGCCCGCGGTTGAGGCTCGATTCAGAATCACGACCGACTTCCCTGATATTACGTTGGCGATCAGTCTGTTGACGCACCGGCAGTTCGCGGCGTCAATCGCACCTCGCGGGATGGGTGCTGGAATACGCAAGCGGCCTGTAACCGCCGAACTAGTTGGAAGGTAAGTCGTGAGTATTCTCATTCCGACATCGTCTATCGAATACCTTCGTGTTCGAGTTCGTAATCTGGACGACGACAGCGTTGTGGCCTCGAGCGTCTCGCTGTCCATCACCACGGCTCCTCCGCCGGCGCAGCCTGAGATCGCCGCGTACGAGACGTCAACGCTGTTGAGCGGGACAGGATCGGATCTCACAGTCGGCGTTCTCGTGGGCCCCGATCAGACGTTCGACATGCCGGCGGGCCCGGCGTACGTCTGGGTGCGATACGACGGCGATACAGAGGACCCTGTTGTTCTCGCAGGTCAGGTGACGTTCCAGTGAACGCTGGTCTCGCCGCCCCAACCGTCCGCCGAGCGATCACGAGTCACCTGGCCGGCGCCGCCGCCGACCCCGCGAGTCAGATGCACCGAGTGCGAGTTCTCGAAGGCCAGCCGGACAAAGAGTCTCAGCTCCGCACCGTCGAAGGCAAGTACGAGGTCGTGTACCCCGTCACGGACGCGAGCGGGACGTCGGACGTCCAGGTGCTCACGGCCGGCCGGCTGCGCTTCGACGAGACCGTCATCATCGAGTTCCGCATCGAAGTGCTTCCGGTGACGAATGCAGACACAGCTGATGTTACCGAGACGCGCGCGAATGAGATTCTGTACGCAGTCTTGAGCGAGATCTCCAATCAAAGGTTCTGGAGCGACCGCGAAGCGCTGGGACTGGAAGCATTCGACTACGTGTGGTTCACGCCGGCCACGATTGAGATTGTGACAACACGCGTCGAAGGCAAGTCAGGATACGGCTGCGGAATCGCGCTGGGGATCGAAGTGCAGGCCCGCAGGGGCTTTCCCGTGTAACTCCTTGGCCCCTAGAGACGCGCGGCTGCCTGCTACGATCAAGGGTGGCGCTCGACTTCAACCGAAAGGACTCGGCCCGTGTCGTCAGGACTGTCCGCCCAGCTCGGCCTGGCCGCCGAGACCACCTACGGAACTGCTGTTACCGTGTCGCGATTCTATCCGATGGTCTCCGAGGCCATCATCGCGACCCGCAACCGCTTGGAGTCGCAAGGCATCATCGCCGGCGCTAACGTGCTGCGCAGCGAGCAGTGGAAGCCCGGCACCATCGCCGTCGAAGGCGAGATCGGGCTCGAGCTCTACGAGCAGCAGACGGCCCTGCTGTTCGAGCACATGCTCGGTGCCATCACTTCAAGCACGTCCGGCGGCATCGCGACGCACACCGCCACGCCGGCATCGCTGCTCGACAAGAGTCTGACCGTGCAGGTCGGCCGGCCGGACGTGCTCGGCACCGTCTACCCTTACACCTACTCCGGCGTCAAGATCAGCGAGTGGGAGCTGAGCGCTCAGGTTGATGAGGTCGTGACGCTTGGTCTGACCGTCATCGGTCAGTCGGAGACAACCGACACCTCGCTCGCGACAGCGACCTACCAGTCGGACGCCGCTCGCCCGTTCATCTTCGCTGAGGCGAGCGCCGAGATCGGCGGCGATGCTGTGGACGTCCGCGGCATCACGGTGCGCGGCTCCAACGGTCTGACGACCGACCGGTGGCGTCTTGGTGACCGGACTCGGCTGCAGCCCACTGGTGCCGAGCTCCGTGCGTACGACGGCACGATCAGCATGGAGTTCTCCACAACCGCCCAGTACGAGCGCTACCGCGACGGCGACGAGTTCTCGGTCGTGCTGACGATCACCTCCAGCCCCAGCTCGAGCGTGACGATCACGATGAACGCTCGCTACGACGGCATCACGCCGACCGTCGAGGGTCGCGGCCTGGTGGTTGTCGAGTCGCCGTTCAAGTGCGTCGGCGACGGTAGCGACGCGAGCGCCATCACGGCTGTGATCACGAACACTCAGACCAATCCGTGAGCGAGTCCTACCGCGTCGACATCGAGAACCTTCCAGAGTTCGTCCGCGGCCTCCGGCGCATGAGCCCGGAGGCCGCGAAGCAGATCAGGAAGGTTCACTACGAGGCCGCCAAGCTCGTCAGCGACCGAGCGCGCTCGGCCGCGCCGGCGCGCGTCAGGACCGCCATCAAGCCTCAGGCCTCCGCCCGGTCCGCCAAGATCGCCACGGTGCCGTCCTCGCGCGCCCCAGACGCGCTCGTGCGGTTCTGGGGTACCAAGAAGCGCACTGGATGGTACGCCAGTCCGCGATACTCCGGCTCGACGACCCAGCACCCTCGGTGGGTGGGCAATCAGTGGGACCCCGGCGAGACAGGCGGCCGGCCATACTTCATCGGACCCGCAATCAACGCTAGTATCGATGAAGTAGAGGATATGGTGCTTGATGCCTATGAGAAGGCAGCACGAGAATCAGGCGCCTTCAGAGACTGAGGAGATCACATGAAGTTCAGGAACACCGGTGGACCAGTGTACGTGGTTCCGCTCGGCCGCACCGTGCAGCACGGCGAGGAGATCGAGGCGAAGTCGGGTAAGCTGGCCGGCATCGAGGATCAAGGCTTCGTCCGGGTGACGCCTCGGGGCAAGGGATCGGCCGGCGAGTCGACAGAGTCTGACGTGGAGACTCGCTGATGGCGCGCGCACCCCGCCCCGGCTCAACGCCGAACGCGACCAAGGCGAAGCGCAAGGACTCTTCGCAGCGTCAAGCCTTGAAGATTCACTTTGACGGCGAAGACTATGTTCTCGACTTCGCCGACATCGGTCCGCAGGACGATCTGATGTGCCGGCGCGCGACTGGCTTGCCGATCTCCCCGTTCTTAGAAGAGGAGACGTTCAGCGCGGACTCCATCGCCGTGATGGTGTGGGTCGCCATGCGAAAGGGCGGCCACCCAGTCCTCAAGTGGTCGCGCTTCAGCAGCGACATCTTCCCCAAGATGCTCGATCTTCCTGAGTGGCTCGAGAACGGCCGCATCTCGATCGAGTCGATCGAGGACGACGAGGACACTGAGGAGGACGAGCACCCTTTGGAGTGAGGCGTCAGCTGACGCATGCAATGCCATTCTTTGCGAAAGAGTTCGGCCTCTTGCCGTGGCACTTCGGTGGCGATCCGTGGCTCACGTACGACGAGATCAAAGAGTTCGTAGAAACAACCGAAGAGATCATCACGGAAAGACAACGCGTTGAGGCTGAGATGAATCGCCGGCGATAGAATGGTGAAAGGGAGGCGTCGGACATGGCCAATCGCAAGCTGACGATTGAGATTCTCGGCAAAGACAAGACAAAGAATGCCGTGAAGTCTACCGAGGGTGGATTCAAGAGGCTCGGCAATGTGCTGAAGTCTGTTGGCACAATCGCTAGCGGCATCTTGGCCTCCGATGCCATTCAGTCCGGCCTCAACTCGCTTCGCGAAGGCTACCGCGGTGCGATCGACGCTGCCGTCGATCTCGGAGAGTCGACAAACGCAGTTGGCGCCATCTTCGGTGACTTCGCCGATCAGATCACCACGTTCGGCGAGGAGTCAGCAAACGCGCTCGGTCTGAGCCGAGCCGAGTTTCAACAGCTCGCGACCCCGCTCGGCGCCATGCTCAAGAACTCGGGCATGGAGATGCAGAACGTCACTGACTCGACGATCATGCTCACCGAGCGGGCGAGCGACATGGCGTCTGTCTTCAACACGGACGTGAGCGAGGCGCTGTCGGCCGTTCAGGCCGGCCTGCGGGGCGAGTCGGACCCGCTCGAGCAGTACGGTGTGCGGCTCAGCGCGGCGGCCGTCGAGGCGGAAGCGCTCGCCATGTCCGGCAAGTCGAGCGCTGACGCTCTCACGGAGCAAGAGAAGGCGACAGCACGGGTCAACCTGATCATGTCGCAGACGGAAGCCGTGGCCGGAGACTTCGCCGACACGAGCGATCAGCTGGCGAACAAGACGCGCGTGGCAGAGGCCTCGATGGAGGACATGCGGGCGGAGATCGGTGAGAAGCTGCTGCCGATCGAGCTCGCGATGGTGGACACGAAGCTCAGGCTCGCCGGCATCCTGACGGACACGCTCGTGCCGGCGCTGGAGGACGCCTCCGCGTGGTTCGGCGAGCACCTGGCGCCGGCCATCGAGCGCGCTCAAGAGTTCGTCGGCGGCATCATCGAGGACTTCCGCACGGGCGGCGAGCGCTCAAGCGAGTTCCGCGACAAGATCGACCCGCTCGTGGACAGCTTCACCGAGCTGTGGCAGTCGATTCAGGACTCGATCGATGAGCTTCGCCCCGTCTTCGAAGAGTTCATGACGGAGCTTATCGCGGCGTGGCGCGAGATCGAACCTGAGGTTCGTGCGGCGATGGATCAGGTTATCGCGACCCTCACCACCCTTGGCGAGTTCCTGACGGCGGTCGTCGATACCCTCACGACAGCTGTCACGACGCTGTGGGAGATCATGGGGGATGACGTCATCAACATCTTCCGTAACTTGTGGTCGACGGTGGCCGGCGTCATGCAAGGCGCGTGGCAAGTCATTCAGGGATTGCTCAACGTTCTCATTGGCATCTTCACCGGTGACTTCGGCAAGATCCGCGAGGGCGTCACTCAGATCTTCCAAGGCTTGTGGAACATCATCGTGTCGATTCTCCAAGGCGCATGGGGAATCCTGCGCTCGATCCTCAGCGGCATCGGCAGCCTGTTCATGGAATCGTTCCGCCGGATCGGCGGGCACGTGAGCCGAGCCATGTCCGGAATCGTGAACTCGATCAGGTCCGCCGGCAGCCGGATGGTCAGCGGGATCCGCTCGGCGATCAGCAGGGCCGTTGGCCTGGCCCGAGGCCTGCCGGGCCGCATCTCGCGCGCCGTCGGTAACCTTCGGAGCTTGCTCTACCGCAAGGGTCGAGATGTCATCCAAGGCTTGATCAACGGCATCCGATCCATGGTGCGCCGCGTCAGGAACAGCATGAGCTCGATCACGCGTGTCATCGGGCGCTTCCTGCCGGGGTCGCCGGTCCGTGAAGGCCCGCTGAAAGTGATCAACAACGGATGGGCCGGCCGCGAGATCGTCCGCCGAGTGGCGTCCGGCATGGAGTACGAGAAGCGTAATCTCCGCGGCGTGTTCAATGACGTCCTCAGCTCCCCGTCGGCGCCGCGTGCCGCGTTGGTCCCCACGGCCGTGTTCGGCGGCCCTGGCGCGGCTAGCGTGTACATCGACATGCGAGAAGCCATCACTCCCGACTCCCGCAACGTCGAGGACTTTGTCGTCCGTGCCTTGCAGAGGGTCGGACGGCGTACAGTCGGCCGTGTGGCGATTGCGGGGAGGCCGCTATGACATTCCCTGTCGGCTTCAAGGTTCAGATGGCGCCTGGGCTCGTCAATCCGTTGTTCGTCCCCGAACACGGACGGATCGACGGCGAGTCTGATCCGCTGACTCACCCCGGTGGGTCGGTAGGATCGTGGAACAACCTCAGTGACATTGAGGTTCGGGTCGACTTCGCCATGAGCGATTACACTCCGGGCTCGGCGTCGTCTGTGCAGCCGCTGTTCTGGCGCTGGTTGAGTGGCTCGACCGGCAACACGGACTATCGACTGTCAGTGTCATTCGACTCCAAGCTTCAGCTTCGTATGCGTTCAGGCTCGTCAGACGTCGTCATCGAGTCCGACCGATCTCTGCTGGCCGAGGAGGGCGAACGCGGCCGAGTTGTCGGGGACCGAATCACGGTGCGGCTCGAGGTGATTGGGATCACGGCGAGCACTGTTCGCGTCATCATGTATCAATCCGCCGTGTACGGTCTTGATTCCGTCAAGTGGCGGGTACTTCACGACCAGGTTCACAGCGTCGCTCGAGTCACGTCGTCCGGAGATCTCGCGATTGGGATTACGGATGACAGCTTCCTGACCAATACTCGTTTCTGGGGAATCCGGATATACGAGAACGGCTCTGTCGTCGCCAATCTCGAGGATATTCCTGGGGGTCAGAAGACGTTCTCGTCCCCGGCGTCCGGGGGCACATGGGGCACGCTGACTGGAACGTCTGAGCTCAACGCGGAATGGCTGACGTTCGGTGAAGGCGACCTGGCGGCCAACAAGGTCATTGCCGCGACGTGGTCGACAGGCAAGCAGGAAGAGCTGTCCCGGGCTGAAGCGTCTACTGCCAAGCTGGTCATCACGAACGACAACAGGCATCTCGACCCTGATTACGCCTCGAGTCCATTCTCGGGCGATCTGCTGCCTCGCGTCCCCATTCGCATCCTGTACAACGACTTCGTGGTGCTGTGGCGCGGTTTCGTCGAGTCGGGGTGGAAGCAGGTCTACCGCCGGCCGGAGACGCTTGAGTGCGAGATCGAGTGCATTGACCTGCTCGGTGTCATCGCCGACGCCCCGATCGTTCGAGATCAGTTCCAATCCCATCTGCTGCTGCACGGCCCGTCCGTGTACCTGACGTACGACAACTTGCTTCCTAGCGGAGAAGTCATCAATCTCGGTCTCGACGGCACGATCGCGACATACGACACTGAGGTTGCGACAGACGGCTCGTCAGCCATGAAGACCCAGGCCGGCTCCGCCTTGCAGATCGATCGCGACCCCAAGGGTTCCAACGGTGTCGTAGAGATCGAGTACCCGCACGACTTGCGCCCCATGACGTATGGATTCTTTGTAAAGATTCCAGAGGATAATGGGGCCAACAACGTCACGCTTCAGATCACTGACGCCGGCACAACGACAGTTCGAGCCACAATCTTTGTACCTAATGGCGGTGGCGGCGCTGATGGTATTCAGTATAACGCCACGTCTGTCGCGCGACATGCAAACAGTGCAACAATAAACGATAACGTGCCGTACTTTGTTATTGTTACAGTAAACTCGTCCGGAAACGTCTCGTTTCGTATCAATAACGCGGCGTTTACATCGTCTGGATCCGGATCTGTTGCTAACAGTTCCGGCCCGTTGGATCTCCACTTTGGAAGCAACAATATCGGCGGAGACCACTTGGCCGGAACGCTCGATGAAACGTTTGTCATTCCGTATAACTTGTTCAGCACCGAACAAGGCGAGTTGTGGGACGCGATAGCCGGCGCGGTCTCCATGCCAGACCGTATCGACGTCTTGATGTGGTCTTCCGGAGTACCAGACTTCCTATACGAGATTGAGGACCGCGCTGACTTCGTAGCGGATGTCGGCGAGGACTCCTACGGCAGCGAGTTCCTGCTCGACGAGCTGGCCGGCTTGATCGCGACTGAGCAGGGCGGCCTGTACTTTGATCACCGCAACAACGTCATCAAGTTCCATCCCCGCCCGTGGCGTGACAGCGCGCCTCCGCCGCAGGAAGGCATCTCAGACGTTGACGGCGCCTCGCCGGCCCCGACGTGCCGAGGCTACAACTGGGACATCACTCCAAACAACCTCGATAACGTGATCAACACGGTTGAGCTCGAGTGGTTGGGCAACAACGGCGAGGCTATCGCTAAGACTGTTCACTACAACCTGCCGAGCATCGAAAGGTACGGCTCTCGGCGCCGTACCATCCCAGTGCGGATCCGAAACTATTCAGAAGCTGAACTAGTTGCGACCGCGGTCTTCGACAGGTTCGCCGAGCCGACGTCACGCGTCAACTCCGTTTCTGTGGACGTTTCAGCAGAAGAGTTCTCGAGCGATATGCTCTTCCTGGAGTTCACAGACACGGTGTCGCTGACGTACACCCCGGGTAATCTCGGGGCGTCGGTCCTTGACACGTTCTGGGTAAACGGTACTTCACATACAGTCAGTGAAGGCCTGTCGTGGGAGACAAAGATATACTTCGTACCCAGATACTGACGAGGTAGTCATGACTGACACCGCACTTATGATCGCTGCGGCCGCTGGAGCAGTCACAGCTGTTCTCACCGCCACCTTCCTTGTCGCAAGATTGGTCAGAGTCATGTACAAGGCTTTCAAGACGATTGTGTTTGGAGGGGCCGAGATGGTCCGCCAATGGAATGGCGATGAGAACGCTCCGAGCATGTACGATCGCATCAATCACATCGAGACTCGGCTCGACGAGCAGAGCGCTCGACTTGACAGGATCAACGAGCAGCTCAGGGCCAACGGCGGGGATACGCTCAGGGACGCCGTCGACAGGATCAGCCGACGATAGGAGAACTCGCGTGTTCATGACCGTTGTCATCGCCACCATCCGCACCGCCGTGCCAGCGCTCGTCGGGCTGTTCGTGGCGTGGCTGGCCGGTCGAGGCGTCAACGCCGATCCGGAGCTCGTCGAGCAGTGGGAGACGGCGATCGTGGCCGGCGCCGCGATCGGCTACTACCTGCTCGTGACCTTGCTCGAGCGACGAGTGCATCCGTCCTTTGGCTGGTTGCTCGGCGCCGACAGCGCGCCGGAGTACCTGCCCCGAGAGCTCACGCGGGCCGCGCGAGAGGACGACGTCTCATGACGGACGATCTGCGAACAGCCCAGACGTGCCAGATGTGGCATGACGCGCTCGAGATCCATTCTCGGGAAGTCGGCGACATCAACGCCCATCTGAAGCACCTGTACCAACTCGTCACCACGAGGTCGTCCGATGCGATCGTCGAGCTCGGCGTTCGTGGTGGTGTCTCGACGATCGCGTGGCTGGCCGGCCTGCAGATCACTGGCGGCCGCCTGTGGGCGATCGACCTCAACGAGGCGCCGCCTCACGTCGCTCACGCCCCTCAGTGCACGTTCGTCAAGGGCGACTCGACGAGTCTCGACGTCGTCGAGCGAGTGTCGGACGAGGTGACGAGTTTGTACAGCAGCGCGGACATCGTCTTCATCGACACCAACCACGACTACGACCTGACGCTTCGGGAGCTCCGCCTGTGGTCGCCCTTGGTCGGTCACGGCGGAGTGATCGTGCTGCATGACACCGCCGTCGAGAAGTTCCCGCACCACTCGATGCAGCGCCTTCCGCCGCAGCCTCCGTTCCCCGTGACTCAAGCCGTCGACAAGTTCCTGATCGAGACACGAGGCGCCTTCAGGATCACCTACGAGACCGATCACTGCAACGGATTGGTGATCTTGACAAGGCTCACCTAGGCCGCCTAGGCCTGCGATGTATCTTGTACGTCATGAACCGACTCCACCTCAGGCCCTATCAGGCTAGAGCACTCGAAGCTATCCACAACGCGTGGGACGCCGGCACACGGTCGCCGGCCGTCGTCCTTCCCACAGGCACGGGCAAGACCGTGATCTTCAGCAGGCTCGCCGCCGACCTGCGTGACGCCGGCCAGCGCGTGTGCGTGATCGCTCACCGAGAAGAGTTGATCACGCAGGCCATCGACAAGATCGAGGCGGTCTCGCCGGGCCTGCAGGTCGGCCGGCTGCAGGCGAAGCACGACGACGTCACAGACGTGACGGTCGCGAGCGTTCAGACGCTCTCGCGTCACACCCGACTCGACAAGCTCGATCCGAGCGTGTTCACGCACATCATCGTGGACGAGGCACATCACGCCGCCGCCGACATCTACACGCGCGTCTTCGATCACTTCAAGACGGCTCGACGCGTGGGATTCTCCGCCACGCTTGCTCGACAGGACAACCGATCGCTCGGCGACGTGTGGGACGACGTCGTGTTTCACATGGACATCCTGCCGGCGATCGCGGCCGGCTATCTCGTCAACGTCCGGGGCTTTTCCGTCGACGTCCCCGAGCTTTCGCTTCAGGGCGTTCAACGAGCCCGTGTCCGTCCGACTGACGGCACTCAGAGTTACTCGATGGACTACAGCAATCACAACCTCGGCCACGCGCTCGAGGCGACTCCCGTCGGTCCCGCAATCGCTCAAGCGTACCGGGCGCACGCCACAAAGCCTGACGGCTCGCTGAGGCGCGGCATCGGCTTCGCCCCGACCAAGGGAGTTTGTGATCAGATCACGAGAGATCTGGTGGCGAGAGGTATCCTCGCCGAGGCCGTGTACGGCACGACCCCCACTGAAGACCGTCTGGCGGCCTACCAGCGGCTTCGAGACGGCAAGATCGACGTGATCATGAGCGTGTCCGTCCTCACGGAGGGATTCGACATGCCGGAGGCCGAGGTCTGCATCGTCGCCCGCCCGACGTCCAATCCGGGCCTGTTCTCCCAGATGGTTGGCCGCGTGCTTCGCCCCTCGCCGTGGACGGGCAAGACGGAGGCGTTGGTGCTGGACGTCCGCGGCGTCGATTCGCGCATGCCACTGGCCACCCTGGCCGATCTGGCCGGCCGGGACGGCGCCACCCTTGCTGAGGGACAGCCGCTGACCGAGGCAGTAGAGAAGATCGCTGGGACCCTGCCGGATCCGATCTCCGGGGAGATGATCGAGGAGTCCGATTGGTCGTCCGAGATGATCAATCTCTTTCAAGGCTCGTCCGCCGCCTGGCTTCAGACGCCGGCCGGCGTGTGGTTCATCCCGACGCGCAAGAACTACGTGTTCCTGTGGCCGGAGAGGTCGCAGCACGAGCTGCTACCACCGAGATGGAAGGTCGGTCTCCGCCCCGTCCGGGGCAAAGGCGGGAGGTGGCTGCAGAGCGGTCTCGACATCGAGATGGCGATGGCGTGGGCGGAGTCCGATGCTGTCGACCTCGACGAGACGATCGCCGCGCGGAACCGACCATGGCGCAAGAAGCGCGCCAGCACCGAGATGAAGGCGCTCGCCACGAGCCTCGGCATCGAGTACGAGGACAACGTTCGTGCCGGCGCGCTGTCGGAGTGGATCACGATCGCGAAGGCGTCGAAGACGTTCGATGGCGCGTACCGAGCAGTGTAGTGTCTGGACTCATGTCTGAGAACACAAAGGCGGCTTCGACCGCGCCCAAGAACATCGCCACCGCCGTCATCATCGTCGAGCACGCCACCGACGCTGAGGCAGTCGCCAAAGCCGTTCAGGACGGCGGCAAGATCGACGTCCGGTACCTTGGCCGGGACGAGCGCGGGCACGTCTACACGGCGATCTCGACCGTCTCGCCTGAGGAGATGAGCGTCCGCGGCCTCCGTGATGAGTTCGTGCGCGCCCTCAACTCGGGCGAGGGACCGGTCGTCACCAACCGCATCCTGCGGATGCACCAGGCCTGACCCGCTCCCTCCGCGCCCCGAGTCTATTCTCATGGAATAGACTCGGGGCGCGTTACTTTGTCCTTATGAACAACGTCGATCGTCTCGCCTGCGCCGTCGATCAGCTCGAGCTTATTGCTGAAGCCACGTACCTGCGCGTCGAAGTGCTGTGCCAAGCGCCGGCCAAGACGACTCGTGAACTCGATAAGCGCCAGCAGCTCGCCTCGCGAATACGCAACGTCGTATCTGATCTGACCTCTGAAGCCAACCGTCTTGATCACTGGAAGGACATCACGTGAGCGATCCCTTTGAGGTCCACGCGGGCGGGTCGCCGGCCGACCAGTTCATCCGCACCCCCGTCAAGCGCGGCAAGTGGGGATGGTACGACATTCCCGACTTCACCACGGGCAAGGCCCGTCTGTGGCAGCGCTCTAGCACGTTCGCTAAGCTTGCGAGTGACACCTTCGCGATCAATCTCTGGGGCAAGCGGATGACGGCGTACGGCATCGGCCGGCGACGAGATCTGTTCGCGCAGGCGGCGTCCATCATGGATCCGGAGAAGCAGAAAGACGATCTCAACAAGATCGCCGAGCAGGCGGTCGAGGCGGCTGAAGCCGGCTCTCGCGCCAACATCGGCACAGCCCTCCACTCCCTGACCGAGCAGCGAGACTTCGGTCTGTCCCCTGTCGTGCCCGACTTCCTCGAGCAAGACGTTGAGGCCTACTCGACTTTGCTCACGCGCTACGGTCTCGCCACCCGTCCCGAGTGGGTCGAGCGAGTCGTGCCGTGCACGCAGTGGGACGTCGCCGGCACGTTCGATCGGATCTTCGAGCTCACTCGTCCCTTGACGATCACGATGGACACCGGAGACGAGAAGCACATCGAGGCCGGCAGCCTGCTAATCGGCGACCTGAAGACGGGTAAGGATCTCTCGTACGGCTGGCAAGAGATCGAGGTGCAGCTCACGACGTACGCCTGGGGCGACGCGCTTTGGGACACGGACAAGCTCGTCTACGAGCCGATGCCGAAGGTCCGCACCGATGTCGCGCTCGTCGTTTGGGTCCCGGCCACCAAGGGGACGGCGACCCTGTTCGGCGTCGACCTGAAGGCCGGCCGCAAGGCCGCCGACCTCTGCGCCTCGGTGCGATCCCACCGCCGGCTGAAGCCTCGACCTCGTGAGGTGGGCATCGCGTCGAAGCCGAGTGGCGGACTCGGCGTTGTCGCGGAAGCTGCCTTGCGAAAGGCCGAGACACGAGACGATGTGATGACGGCGTGGGGCGAGATCCGGAACCGAGGGTACGACCAGAACACGCTCAAGCGCCTCGCCGAGTTGGCGAAGAGGCGGCACGCCGAGCTGGACATCTAGGGTACGATGTCCAACGCAACGTCCACCGAGCACGAACGGAGAACAGAGTGAGCTTCGACGATCCCTTCAGCACCAACACGGGACTCGACAACATCCAGGACCAGAAGGACAGGCTGCTGCTGGTCACGCCCCGCGAGAAGATCACCAAGAAGACCAAGTACAAGGACGCGCAGGACGTCGTGGTCGCCGACTACGTCGTGCTCGACGGCCCCGAGGCCGGCTCGACGTACGAGGGCGTCAACGTCTTCAACGCCCCGCTCGTGGGTACGCTCGAGAAGCGCATCGGTCGCGAGAAGCCGCAGCTGCTTGCCCGCCTGGGGACGCGCGAGAACACCAAGGGCGAGAAGCCGGTTTGGGTGTTCATGGCGGTGTCCGAGGACGACGTCAAGGCCGCCCGCAAGTACCTCGCGGACCAGGCGGAGAAGGCCAAGGCCGAGGACCCGTTCGCTGTCTGATGTCCGCTATCAATGAAGAGGAGATCGTGGCGTGCCCCCGCTGCCGGCGGGAGTACGTCGCGATCGTCCTCCGTCCCCACTGCTCAAGCCCGACGTGCAACTGGTCACAACTCCCCTGCGCCAGTAAGCACCACGACGTCCGCTACGTTCGACTCCCGAAGGGACAATCGTGAACTTGTTCGAAACCGTCCTCATGATCTTACTGACAGTGGCGACCGTCGGTCTCACCGCCGCGCTGACCATGGTCGCGTCGTCACGCCGTGACATGGCCCGTCACGTCGAATCGCTCACCGATCTGCTCAATCAGACGTCCGCCAAGCTTGCTGAAGCCAACGAGCGGCACGCGGACATGGTCGAGACCATCGATCATCTTCAGTCGCGCGTCAGCAGCGTGGCGTCGCCGCCGGCCCCCGAGATCATCGTGCCCAATCCGGCGACCTTGCCAACCGACCACTTGAGCGCCGTCTTCGCCGCCCAAGAGGAGCTGCAGCTCAGCGCGTACGGGATCGACGTGGCGTCTCTCGAGACATCCACCCGCGTCGAGTACATCAAGCACAACGTGCTCGCGCTGCTCGACGAGGTCCACGAGACACTGCGCGAAGTGGGGTGGAAGCCGTGGAGCCAAGACGCCTTCATCAACGAGGAGGCAGCGCGTGACGAGCTCGCTGACGTCATGCTGTTCGTCACCAACCTGTGTCTTGCGCTCCGCCTGTCACCTGGCGACCTGCGGCGGCGCGTCGAGGCCAAGCAGGACGTCAACCGTCAGCGCGCCGCGGCAAGGGACGCCGGCGAGACGAACACGCGCGCGTCCCGCCCCAGCCTGATCGGTCACGTGCCCCCGCCGGCCGTCATGGCGCGCCCCGAGGAGACCGAAGACGAGCCGGAGGACGAGCGAGTGGTCGAGGACGAGCCAGACCCGCTCGGCGACACCTGGGTGCTGCCGGCGGTGTCAGAGGACGAGATGGAGCACCCGTCGATCTTCGACGACATGGTGATCTCCCGGTCCGGCATAGACGACACGGTGATCGAGACGGACGAGGACTATCGCCGAGGGATCGACGAGGCATACAGAAGGATTCTGGCCTAGTACGATCTATCCATACGGAAGCCCGCCGAAACCGCCTGCAGAAGGTGGACGGCGGGCTTCCGTCATTCTGAGGGAGGATCTGCTCCATGACGCTCGTTCACACTCACAACCTCTTTGCCGGGGCCGGCGGCTGGGAGCTCGGTCTCGAGATGATCGGGGTGCCCCGACACGCCACAACCGGGATCGATCCTCGACCCAAGTTCGTCGAGTGCCGGCAGGCGGCTGGGCTCGAGACAGTCGTCGCCGAGGTCACCGAGGTCCCGATCGATAGCCTCGCCGAGCACAGGCTGTTCCCTCGCACGCTGCTCGTCGGGCAGCCGCCGTGCCCGACGTTCTCGGTGGCCGGCCTCGGGTCCGGTCACAGGGACGCCGAGCGGATCTCATCCGCCTTGGCCGAGTACGCCTCCGGCGGCTCCCCCGACGTGTCGTGGGAGGACTCGCGCACGCAGGGCATCCTCGAGCCGATGCGGTACATCTCGGCCGCCCACCGCGCCGGCACGCCGTACGACTACGTCATCCTCGAAGAGGTGCCGCCGGCCATGACGGTGTTCAACGAGTACGCGTCGCACCTCCGCGACCTCGGCTACTCGGCGTCCGCCCGCGTGCTCTCGATGGAACAGTACGGGCTGCCTCAGACACGCCGCCGGGCGTTCCTCATGGCGTCCCTGCACGACGAGGTGGCGTGGCCGGCACCGACGCACCGCTCGTACTCGTCGCGCCGGAAGCGCGACGAGTTCCTGCCGGACGAGGAGTCGCTGCTCCCCTGGCTCACAATGAGCGATGCTGTTGGCTGGGGCTGGACCCGCCGGCCGGCCCAGACCATGACGGTCGTCGGACCGCTCACGTCGTGGTCGCAGCCGCAGGACATCTACAGCCGGGGCGTGCTCACGAACGGCTGGGTCGACAATCCTCGTCAGATCACCCGCCCCCGTGCCGACACCGGCAAGCTCGGGGTGTACATCAAGCCGAGGGGATTCGAGATCGGCGTGATGCAAGGCTTCCCCATCGACCACCCGTGGGCCGGCGCCAACTCCCACCAGTTCCAGCAGTCCGGCTCGGCGATGCCGCCGATCATGGTGGCGCACCTCGCCCGAGCGCTCGGCATCGGTGAGCAGCTTCCGCTTGAGACGCCGCTGTACGACCGACAGACCGTGCTCGACTACGAGACGAAGACCATCCGGCCGCCCAAGCGGAAGGCGGCAGCATGAGCGCGGCGGACCGGGCCAAGGGATCACGCCTCGAGTCGGTCGTCGCCGCTCGACTGGCCGAGCTGGTTGACGACCGGATCGAGCGTCGAGCCCGGACGGGCGCGAAGGACAGGGGCGACATCGGCGGCGTGCGGCATCGAGGGCAGCGCGTCGTCATCGAGTGCAAGAACCACAGCCGGCTCGAGCTGAGTACGTGGAAGAGGCAGGCGGAGACCGAGGCCGGCAACGACGACGCCGCCATTGGCGTCATCGTGCACAAGCGCTACGGCGTCAGCCTCAACCGCCCTGGCGAGCAATGGGTGACCATGACGGTCGATGATCTCGCGTGGCTGCTCGGCGCCGATCTCGACGCCGAGTGACGACAACGCCCCGCCGACCGTGTAGTCGACGGGGCGCTGTCGTATGCGTCAGCTGCTGCTGTACGCGTACCTGATCTCGGTCTCCCCCGGCACAATGACCGTGACGTCATCGATGCCGTTCGTCGTCCGCATCTCGAAGACGATCTCAATCAGGCCACCGAAGCCGATCGGGCCGGCGTACAAGGCACGCATGTGCCGGTTCGACAGGTCCGGCAGCCTGAACGCGATCGAGTGGTGACGCTCGAGCTTGCCGATCAGGCCGGGGAGGTCGGCGGCGGTCGCGGTGTTCTCTGTGCTGTTCATGGGTACACCTTACCACGCTAGAGCAGCGTGTCCAGTTCTCGCGAAGGCTGGACACCCCGCTCTAGCATGGTAAGATGTACCTATCAGCACGGAGGAGGTGAGACGATGCGAGTGATCTTCCTGATCGCGGCCCTGGTGGTCGCGGTTGCGGCCCTGGTGGTCGCGATCGTGATCTGACCGACTGAAGGCCGCCCCGGTCTCGACCGGGGCGGCCTTCGTCGTTTCAGGGTATCTTCGTGAGTATGGCTGATCCCTCGTCTTCGGTAGTGGCTGCCGACGCCGTCCCTGACTTCACCGATGGTGTTCCGCTGTTGTTCGACGTCGGTGAAGAGGAGGACGCCTCGCCGTGCACCGACCATGAGGAGTCCGAATGACGTACCGGGGCTTCGTGAGCCGAGCAGAGTTGGGCCTGATGGCGCCGCGTGCCCGGTCCACGAACATCGAGCCGGAGCGCGGGGGCGTGGCGATCCACTACGCCGGCCCGGCCCAGCGCGTGAGTACTCACGCAAGCTGCGTCAACCGCTGGCGCAGCTACCAGAGGCATCACATGCACCAGAACGGATGGGTGGACATCGCCTACACGATGGGCGCGTGCCGGCACGGCTTCCTGCTCGCCGGCCGAGGCGCCGGCGTCCGCACGGCCGCCACCGGGCCGGCCAACGGGACCTACTACGCGATCTGCGGCATCATCGGCGCCGGCGAGTCCCCAACAACCGACATGTACGACGCCGTCATCGCCGGCATCATCATGCTGCGACGTGAGGGATCGGCCGGCGATCGCGTGCGGCCGCACAGTGACTTCATGAGCACCGCGTGCCCTGGCAACTACCTTCGCCACAAGGCTCGTGTATGGGACAATCAGCCGCTCGCTATCGGAAGTGAGGATCCACTCATGGCTCTTGAGCCTGAGGACGTTGACCGTATCGCCCGCCGAGTCTCGACCATCCCGCTCGAGGAGTACAAGCTCCGTCACGAGGACGGAACGGAAGCGCCTCGCCAGGACGGCACGATCGCTCAGTCCGGCTTCACCATGCTGCGCCTGACAGACATCGCCGCCACGTACGCTCGAGCAAACGCGCAACGAGGCCGGGCGTTCGACATCTACCGGCGCGAGAGTGATCACGCCATCTACGCGATGGCTCCCGGCTATGCTCGGCACATCATGCCCGACGAGTGGCGGAGCCTGAGCCAGATCTACGACGTGCAGGCCGAGCTCAGCGACGACGACATGGACATCATGATCGACTTCTACTCGAGCGACCTCGACAGGGACAGGTGACAGCACGAGCGCCCCACCCCGAACCGGGGTGGGGCGGGGCGCTCGGCCGCGGGGCCGCCGCTACGCGCTGTTCACATCCAAGGGAACTGAGTGGAGGGAGTCACCCAGGACGTGCCGTCATCGGTGCTCCGGTGGCGCCCCGAGTGGCCGGCGGGGAGGCCACAGTAGCTGTAGTTCTCGCGGGCGGTCCCGAAGTAGCGGACCTTCTCGTTTCCGCACGTCTGGCCGCACCACGAACAGCCGTTCGGGTTGGTCTCGCCGGCAGGGACGTGGGGGCAAGTGCCGTGGCCCATGGGTGTTCCTCCTTCAGAGACGACGGTGCTCGTTGGCAGTGCACATGCGGCACACGCCCGACGAGGTGGCGGTCAGCAAGTTGCACTCGCACTTGGTGCAGCTGCAGTAGTGGTAGTCGATCGGCGTCAAGATCGTGGTCTCTGTGTTGTTCATAGGTACATCTTACCATGCTCCAGCGGCGTGTCCACTCTCGAGAGTGTGACCTACACCGCATCCGGAGACGGTCTCAGGACTGGACACGCCGCTAGAGCGTGGTAAGATGTACCTATGAACACGGAGAACAGCACAGAGACCGACACCCCCGCGACGATCCGCGAGATCGCCTTCTTGATCCACTTCGATCGGGGCGAGCGCTTCATCTCGGGCGAGACCACCCGCGAGCTCACCAAGTTCGCGGACGACGTGGCCGCCGACATGGGCGATCCGAAGTTCGTCTGGGTGGACCGCAAGACTCGGGAGCTCACCCCGGAGGCCGCCGAGTACATCTGCGAGACCTACGGGGTCTGACCGACCACCGAGCGCCCCGTTCCCCCAAAGGGGAGCGGGGCGCTTTCATGTGCCGGCACGTGAGAACTCACTCTGCGAAGGACTGGACGTGGCGAGTGAGCATGGTAAGATGTACTCATGAACATCACGGAGGACACCGCTCAGATCACCAAGGCAATCCAGAACATGTACCGCTACCTGGACGTGCCGGCGGACATAGCCAACGACGCCACCGAGATCGCCGCGCCGATCGTGGCCGGCGAGTCCGACTTCGAGCGCGCGATGACGACCATCCTGATCTCGGCGTTCGACCGCATCGCGGAAGAGCACGGTCACACGAACCGCTACCGCAACAAGGAGTACGCCGACCTCGCCACGGCGCACTGCCTGACGCCGCCGGCCGCGCCCCACAGGTCGCGCGGGTACGAGGACGTCACCTACGTCAAGGGGACCGACTCGGACCTTGAGGCTTTCGCGCTCGCCATGTACCCCAAGAAGCCGACCGGCGGCGTGCTCATGGTCATGCTGTGCGGCTGCGAGAAGCCGCGCCGTCTGCGCATCGCCCCCACGGTCGCCGCAGCCGGCGCGATCACCTGCGGACTGTGCAAGCGAGAGTTCCTGCCCACCGCGTGAGCGTGGTAAGGTGTACTCATGAACGCTACCGCTGCCAATGGAAACCGCCGCGAGCTCGCCGGCCAGTACGCCACCGTCTCGGGCATGTCCGGGTACTTCATCATCGTGGACGTCACCATGACGGACATCCACGTCAAGCACATCAACGTCGACCGTCACCACGGCGTGCTGCGGATCACGCCCGACCGCACCGCCCAGGTGCTCGCCTTCCCGCGAGTCGACGTCACGCTCGTCCACCCGAGCAACGTCACCATCTGAGTCACAGTACGTTCTCCTAGCTCTGCCGTGATGCCGGCACGCCTGCCCGTTCGAGTCGGGCCAGAGCACGCACTGCTTCACTCCGCCATCCCTTGAAAGGACCACCACCATGTCTGACTACGCCAACCCGAACACGTCCTCGGAGCCGCCGACCTACACGCCGACGGCCCCGGCAAAGCGCTTCAGCCGCACGAGCATCTTCACGATCATCGCGACCGCTCTCGTCTTCGGGAGCTGTGGTGTTGCCGTCGGCGGTGGGGACACAGAGGACGAGTCTCCGGAGCCGGCGCCCACGGTCACCGAGACCGTGACGGCCGAGCCCGAGCCGGCACCTGAGCCCGAGCCGGCGCCTGAAGCGGAGCCAGCGCCCGAGCCGGAGCCGGCGCCCGAAGCGGAGCCGGCACCTGAGCCGGAGCCGGAGACGGCGGCCAGCTCGTTCGGCGATGGTCAGTTCATCGTGGGCGAGGAGATCGCCCCCGGCCGCTACCGCACCGCTGAGCCCGCCGAGAACATCTCGGGCACGGGCTGCCTGGTCGTGATCGATGACAACACGCTCGACGTCTTCGAGTGGAACATGGAAGGCGCTACCATCATCGACATCGACGAGAACAAGGTCGGAGAGATCCTGGACTCGACCGACTGCGGCACGTGGGTCCCGGCGTGATCTTCCTGACGCGGGGACAACGACAACAACAAGGAGAACACGTGAAGATCACTTCGCCCATCGTGGCGACCCTGCTGGCGGCGGTGGGCATGCTGTTCGCCGTTCCCGCAGCGGCGACCGACATCGAGACGGCGGAGCCGGCCCCAAAGCCTCGCCTCAACCTCACCTTCATCTGCTTCGTCGACCCTGAGGAGCACGACGAGCCGATCGCCGTCGAGCAGGCGGCCGGCGGGCTGTTCGACGTCGGCGAGTACGTGTTCAGGGTGCGCGAGCGTGACGGTCTGGCCGGCGCCACCGGGGTCGAGGTCCGCCTCGGTGACGGCGACCCGATCGACGGGGCGCCCGACACGATCTCGGCCGACGAGACCATCTACGTCGCGCTGCCCAAGGGAGCTGGGTACACGGTCTACTGGGACGGCGGGGACAAGGGAGTTGCCTCGAGCAACGAGTCGCAGGCCTGCACGGAGTTCGTGCCGGAGCCGGAGCCGGAGCCCACTGCCACCGAGACTCCGAGTCCTACCGTCACGAGCGAGCCGGTGCCCACGGTGGATCCGCCGGCTGAGGACTCGCCGGTGGAGACGGTCGAGCCGAGCGAGACCGTTCGCATCCCGACCGCCGTCCCCGCCGGTGGGGAGCCGCCGGAATACGACGGAAGGCGCGAGGGAGTCCTCATCGGCCTCGGTCTTGCCGCCCTGTTCGGTGGCGGCCTGTTCATGGCAATGCGCCAGAGGTTCCGGAGCTGACCGACTGACGCCGGCATAGACAAACGCCCCCGAGACCGTAACGGTCTCGGGGGCGTTTGTCGTTCGCCCTGCACCCTGCACTGCTCGTCCTGTCCATCCCGAATAGGACGGAGGCAATCGTACTACGCGCCGTGCACCCGACAGTCCGGTTCGCGTCCACCTCGAATCGTGCACGTGCAGTCACCGCCGTGCTCCGGGCTCGTGACACGGGGGTCGATCGGGAGCGTCACGCGTGGCGGCCACGTCCATTCGGGGTCGGGCCGGTAGTGCGAGTGGTACGCCTGACGAGTGTGATCCGTGGCCGGCGGCCGCGACGAGACGGTGGCGGACCGCACCGGGACCTCGAGGGCCGATCCCACCTCGTCCGCCAGACGGGCGGCGAGGTCGTCGTAGGTGTCGTAGCACGCCGCCACCTGTGGGCCTGGGACCTCGATCAGCAGGCTCACGAACAGCGGTTCCTCCGGAAGCGACATCGGTGTGATTCCCTTTCGTCGGGCGGTCGGCGTAGATAGTACAGTGCACCCTCTGGCTCGTCTACGATGGCCTACTTCGTCCCGCACCCGCCCGCTGTTGAGAGGCATCTCGCATGGAAGCACACCTGCACGAGATCACGCGCCGGCCCGAGCACGATGACGTGCTCACAGCGCACGCCGTCGACTTGGACATCGCCGATCGACTGTCGATCCACTCCGCCTCGAAGGGCATCACCATCCCGTGGCCGGACGGCGCTGGCGGGCACGTGATGGTCGGCCGCCTCGATGACCAGCACCGGGACGAGGGAGTGCCGAAGTACATCTGGCCGGCCGGTCAGACGACCTTCCCGGCCGTCTGGCGGTCAGGGCAGCCAGAGGCACCCGTGGTGGTCGTCGAGGGCACTCTGCAGTCCCTAGCGGCCCTATCGGCCGCGCCTGAGGCCTGGGGCGTCATCGGGATGAACGGCTGCGACGGGATCCACGGCGCCTCGGGTGAGATGTCGTGGGCGAGAGGCCGAGACGTCACCATCGTGTTCGACGCCGACGTCACGACGAACTCTCGCGTCGCCGAGGCGGCCGGCCGCGTGACCCGGCAACTGCTCGTGAGCGGAGCCTCGAGCGTGTCCATCGGGCGCGTGCCGGCACGCCTGGTCGTCGGGGAGAAGGACGGTCTCGATGACGCGCTGGCCCGCGTCAAGGGCTACGAGCGCGCCGAGGTCATGCACGAGATCGTCTCGACGGCCACGCGCTCTCGGATCACTCCCGGGGTGGGCGAAGGCGTCATGACAGACTCGGTCGTCGCGGCCGAGTTCGCTCAGGCCTGCCTCATCGACCGTTACCTGCGCGTGGCCGGCCTGGGATGGCATGTGTGGACGGGCGCGGTGTGGCAGAAGGCGACACAAGACGAGGTCGTCGAGGTGATGCGGCAGTGGGTGCTCAGCAAGCGGTCGGAGGCCAAGCGTGAGGCGGCCAAGCACGCGAAGCGAGGCTCGGCGGCGCAGACGGACGAGCACCGAGCGGCAGCGCAGAAGGCGGAGGACGACGCCAACGCCACAGCCAAAGCATGGGAGAAGTACCAGACGGCGGCCCGCGTCAACGCGGTCACACAGCTCGCCGGTGGTACCGAGTACGTCTACGAGCCGGCCGGCGGGATGGACGCGCACCCGGACCTGCTGAACGTCCGCAACGGCGTCGTCAACCTGCGCACGGGTGAGCTCGGCGCGCATGACCCGGCGCTGCGGATGACCAAGATCGTGCCGACGGACTACCGGCCCGAGGCGACTCACCCGGATTGGGACCTCGCGCTAGAGGCGGTCCCGGTGGACGTCCGGCCGTGGCTGCAGCTCAGGCTCGGACAGGCGTTGACCGGCTACGTGCCCGACGACGACGCCATGCTCGTCATGGACGGCCGGGGCGCGAACGGGAAGAGCACGCTGTGCGATGCCGTGCGGTACGCGCTGGGACGCGACGACGCCTACGCCGTTCTGCTCGGTCACCGAGCGATCCTGGGGGATGCGAGCCAGCACCCCACCGAGCTCATGACGTTGCGCGGGGCCCGGATGGCGTTCGTCGAGGAGCTGCCTGAGGGTCACCGACTCAACATCACGAGGCTCAAGACCCTCGTCGGGACCTCGACCATCCGGGCTCGCCTCATGCGGCAGGACGAGGTCGCGTTCGACACGACGCACTCGATGGTGATGAACACGAACTACTTGCCGATAGTCGACGAGACCGACCACGGCACCTGGCGGCGCCTGAGGCGCGTGCGGTTCCCCTACGTCTTCCGGCCGGCCGAGGCGCCGCTGGAGGCGGGCGACGAACGCCACGGGGACGCTGGCATCAAGCTGCGCCTGCAGCGGGGAGAGGCCGGCCAGCACGAGGCAGTGCTCGCCTGGCTCGTCGACGGCGCGATGCGCTGGTACGCGCAAGACCGGCAGATCGGTCCCGACGCGCCGACGGTGGCACGCGACACGTACGAGTGGCGGGCGCAAGGCGACCCGCTGATGCAGTTCGCCGACGAGCATCTTGTGTTCGAGACAGAAGCCAGGATGCCGCGCGGGCTGTTCCATCAGGTGTTCAACGAGTTCTTGACGGCGCGCGGACATTCGCCGTGGAGCGCTCGCCTGGTGACTCAGAGGGTGCGCGACCACAGCCACTACCTTGCGCACAGAGTGAAAGAGGCTGAGACGTACTACAACGGGGTGAAGACGAAACTCTGGCTCAACGTGCGACTTCGGGGGAGCCAGGACAAAGATCAACAACAGGGCGATCAAGATCAACAACTCGCAAACAGCGTGGTGGAGCACATGGAGCAGGACGCTTGTTACCCTGGCAGTGAATCCCCTCCCGTAGAGCTAACAAGCGTCCTGCTCCAAGCGCACCATTCGAGTTCTCGCGAGATGATCAAGCCCCCTGAGGCGATTGCACAGAGTGAGGTTCGAGTGGTACAAAGTGCTATGCGACAGGCGGACGTCACGCTGCCGGACGGCATGCTCGCCTTCGATCTCGAGACCGCCGGCAAGGGACTCGACATGTGGCGGGACCGCTCGGACGACTTTGTCCGTCTCGCCGGCGTGCTCGAATCCGACCGCCTCACGGTTCTCGAGTCGCCCGTCGACACGCTCGCCCGTCTCGCGGCCCCTGGCGGCCCTGTGTTCGTGAACCACAACATCATGAGTTTCGATCTCGTCGCGCTCGCGTCCCGGCGACCGGACGTGGACCTGTACGAGCTCGCGAAGTCGGGCCGTGTGCTCGACACGATGATCGCGTGGGTGCTCGCCAATCCTCCGACCGCCGGCACGGACCCCGGGCGAGTGCTCAAGGCGTTCTCGCTGGACAACATCGCGAGCCGGTTCCTCGGTCACGGCAAGCAGGGCAGCCTTCACGAGCTCGCACGCGAGTTCGGTGGTTACGGCGAGATCCCGTTGGACGATCAGCGCTACCGCGATTACGCGATGCGGGACGTCGAGATCGTCGGCCACCTGGCCGCCACGCTCTCGGCCCACGGCGCCGATCTCGCCGACCCCTACGTGAAGCGTGAGCACGAGGTCGCCGGTATGGCGGCCTACATGAGGCTCAACGGGTGGCGGATCGACACCGAGCTGCTTCGCGAGCGGATCGAGGCCGGCCAGCGTCGCCGGCACGACATCATCGAGTGGCTGCACAAGCGCCATGGCATGCCGCTCGGTGGTTCGGCGCCCCAGCGCAGTGACGCCGGTCGAGACGCCATCGATCGCGCGTTCTCGTCGCTCGGCTACTCGCTGCCCCGGACCGACTCGGGCAAGCCGAGCTCGGCCAAGCTGGTCATGGAGTCGATCCGTGATTCGCACCCCGGCACGCCTCTGGCCGAGCTCGCTGAAGCTATCCTCGCGCTCAACGGGGTGCGGACGATCTACGACACCATCGAGCGCTGCCTCGTGGGCGATCGCGTCCACCCGGAGATCACGATGTACCAGTCGAGCGGCCGTTGGAGCATCACCGAGCCCGGCCTGACGGTCGTCGGCAAGCGAGGTGGCCGGCACGTCGAGCGCAGCGTGTTCCTGCCCGAGCCTGGTCACGTCATCATGGCGGCGGACCTGAGCCAGATCGACGCTCGAGCTGTGGCGGCCCACTGCGGCGACCCGGGGTACGCGGCGCTGTTCGGCCCCGATCGCGATCTGCACGGCGAGATCGCTAAGACGGTATGGAAGGCGAGCGAATCCGATCCTGACTGGAAGCTGACGCGGTTCCGGGCCAAGGCGATCGGCCACGGGTGGAACTACGGCATGGGGCTCGAGAAGCTTGCCGAGATCGCCGGAGACCGCGATGTCGCCGAGCAGTTCGACCACGCCATGCGCGAGAACTACCCGGGCCTGGTGGCATGGAAGAGGCACGTGTCAGAGGCCGGCGAGAATGGCCAGAGACTGGCGAACGCCTGGGGGCGGCCTCTACGCCCCGACCCTGAGCGCTCGTGGACACAGGCGCCCGCTCTGATCGGCCAGAGCACCGCCAGGGACGCGATGTGCCAGTGGCTCATGAACGCTGTCGACGGCGACTCGAGAATCGCCGGTATGCTGCGCGGCATGGTGCATGACGAGGTCGTGCTCTCGGTCCCCGTGGAGCTTGAGGCTGAGGTCGCCGATCACCTCATCGCGAGCTTGCCGGCGCCGTTGCAGGTGGGCAATGGTCCTGAGGTTCCCGTGCTCGCCGAGGTGAGCCCGACCGGTCGCGACTGGGGCGAGGTGTACGAGAAGTAGGCGAAACGACGAACGCCCCCGGGCCGCTGCTCCCGGGGGCGTTCGCTGTGGCGGGAGACCGGCCGTGCCATATGTCAGCACGGAGAACAAGGCCGGCCGGTCTTAACCGCTAAGTGCAAAGTACAGTAACGAGCTATGGATGCACAGCCTGAGCGCCAGCTCGTCGACCCCGGGGACCTGCTCGGGCTCGTCGAGATGGCGCAGATCTACGGCAAGTCGAGCCAGTACGTGTGGAACCGGCGCCAGAAGAGACGCATCATCATGCCGATCGCCAGGGTGAGGGCGACTCCTCTGTGGCACCGACCTGACGTCATCGCGTACATCGAGCAGACCGAGGCGGAGGGCCCTGAGAAGACGGCCCGTCTGGAACGCGCCCGCACGGTAGCCGGCCCTGGTCTCGATGCCCCGGCCCGTAGCAGCACCCCTGCCTGAGAGGCCGGCTCGTGGCTACCTCCCCTACAGCATGGCGTCAGGTTGACCCCACTCGATGGACTCCCCAGCAGAGGCGCCGCGCCTACTCCTCTAAGGAGTGGGCTCAGGCGTCTGCTGCTGCCAAGCGTCGGGCCGGCATGAGATGCGAGCTGTGCGGTAGCACCTACCGATTGGAGACAGACCATGTGGTGAGGCCTGAGGATGGTGGCTCATTCCTTGATTCGCAGAACCTCAGATGTCTGTGCAAAGACTGTCATCAACGCAAGACGAGTTACTACGCGAGAGTGAGACGAGGATCGGTCAGCGATAGGCATGACGCCTCGCGTTGTCCGAAGTGTCGTTCTGGGATGGTGTACGCGCGGGGTCTTCATAGACTGCGGCGGGTGCCCGAATGATCTTTAGGAAGGGGTCCCGGGAGAC